AATCGTGAAGGGTGTTAAGCATTACTTACGAGATGGTACTCTCTACACTGGAAAGACACACAAGCATCCCGATGGAACTTTGATGACGGGTGCTCGTATGTCTAAGTCCTCTAAGAATTTGTACCACTATAAAGATTTGAGTAAAACAGCAAAGGCTAAAGCAGATGGCAATAGCAAAAAGTCAAAAAAGTCTTAAGAAGTGGACAAAGCAAGATTGGAGAACCAAAAGTGGTAAACCTTCTACACAAGGTTCAAAAGCTACAGGGGAGCGTTATCTTCCAGCTAGTGCTATTAAAGCTATGTCTAGTGGAGAGTATGCAGCAAGTACAGCAAAGAAAAGAAAAGACACTAAAGCTGGTAAGCAATTCTCTAAACAACCTAAAGCTGCAGCTAAAACGGCTAAACGTTTTCGGAGAACGTAATGACTGAGTTTGATAAGGTTGATGTAGATGGTAGTGGCTGCATTGATCAAAGTGAGTGGGACAAGTTAGCCCTAGATGACAAACGTAGGCGTATTGAAGACGAAGATGCCCACAGAGATCAGACTAGGAAGATGGCTTGGTTTGCATTGTGGGGTATGCTTTTATATCCTTCAGGCGTAGTTCTTACTGGCTTAATGGGACTAGACAATGCCTCAACTATTATCGGTAGCATGGCTTCAGTGTATTTTGTATCTGTAGCTGGTGTAGTATCCGTTTTTATGGGTGTAACTAACTTAGCTAAGAAGGCTACAAATAAATGATTGGTCAAATCATAGGCGCAGTAGGTGGACTTGCTTCATCTTATCTTGACGGTAAGGTGGCAGTACAGAAAGCCAATGCAGAAATCCGTGTTAAGCAAGCAACAGGTGAGCTTGACTGGGACATAGCTGCAATGGACAGCACCAAGAATAGCTGGAAAGACGAGTGGATTACTTTACTATTTAGTATTCCGCTCATTCTTGCATTCTGTGGTGAGTGGGGTAACCAGATAGTACAGGCTGGATTTACATCACTTGAAACTATGCCTACGTGGTATCAGTATTCGTTAGGTGGTATTGTTAGTGCCAGTATTGGTATGCGATCAATATCTAAGTTTTTCACAGGGAAGAAGTAATGTCATTTAAACTATCAAGCCGCAGCCTATCCAAGATGGACGGAGTAGATGAAAATCTAGTAGCAGTAGTCAAACGTGCTATTGAGTTGACCAAAGTAGACTTTGGAGTGATCTATGGTATGCGTACAGTAGAAGAGCAAAAGAAGCTTGTAGCCGCAGGTAAGTCCCAAACCATGAAGTCTAAGCACCTAGAAGGCCGTGCAGTTGATCTGATGGCCTACGTAGATGGTAAGGGTGTATGGGAACTCAATGTCTATGACGATCTTTGTGACGCAATGAAAGAGGCAGCTAAGGAACTTGGTGTAGCAATCAAGTGGGGTGCTGCATGGTCAGAGGGTGACATCCGTACATATGAAGGTACAGCGGAAGATGCAATGATGGCATACGTAGATTTACGTAGGTCACAAGGCCGTAGACCTTTTATTGATGGTCCACATTTTGAATTGATGTAAAGGAAGTACTATGCCACGTGAGTTAACGGAACGTCAACAAAAGTTTCTAGCAGTTCTTATGGACGAAGCAGGTGGTGACATTACCGCCGCTAAGATGTTGGCTGGTTACTCCGCAAATACCTCCAATGCAGAAGTTACTAAAGGTATCAAAGAAGAGATTATCGAAGTAACACATACATTCCTTGCACGTAATGCACCAAAGGCTGCAATGGCTATGGTAGGTGCACTATACGATCCTACAGAGCTAGGCATTCGTGATAAGATGCAAGCTGCAAAAGAACTACTTGATCGTACTGGTTTGGTTAAGACTGAGAAGATGCAAGTGGAAGCAAAGGGTGGTGTCATGCTTATGCCAGCTAAAAACCCACAGGATGATGATGACTAAAAAAGTAGGTACGTGGAAACTTCCACAACCAACCGACCTCAAAGAAGATAACGTATGGGTATCTATCCCACGTGTAGCAAGAACAATTCCTTTTGGATACGAAATTGATCCAGACGATAGTGGAATCCTCTTGCCAATTGATCACGAACTTGATATGCTTGAGCAAGCGAAGAAATACATTAAACAGTATTCATATCGGGAAGTGGCGAATTGGCTTACCAGAAATACAGGTAGGTCAATATCACACGTAGGATTAAAGAAACGGTTGGACAATGAGCGACAAAGAAAAAACAAAGCTGGAAGCCTACGCAAATGGGCAGACTATGCGAAAAAGGCAATCGCCAAAGCGGAAGAAATCGAAAACAACCGCATCGGGGCAAAAGAAAACAACAACGAAGGTGAAGCAGCCTAGTCCTACAGTAATACTAGATGACTTTACAACTAAGGTTGAAGAAGATCACAACGTAATCTTTAAACCTAACCCCGGCCCACAAACTGACTTTCTTGCCTCTAGTGAACGTGAGGTTCTATATGGTGGCAGTGCTGGTGGGGGTAAGAGCTACGCCATGTTAGCTGACCCTTTACGCTACATGGGTGTTCCAGCATTTGCTGGTGTTCTATTGCGGCACACTACGGAAGAACTTAGAGAACTTATAACTAAGTCACAAGAGATGTACCCTAAGATTTGGCCCGGTATCAAGTGGTCAGAACGTAAGATGACATGGACTGCACCCTCTGGTGCTACACTTTGGTTAAGTTACCTAGATAAAGACCAAGACGTTACACGTTATCAAGGTCTAGCATTTAGCTGGATAGGATTTGATGAATTAACTCAATGGTCTACGCCCTATGCGTGGAACTACATGCGCTCACGCTTACGTACTGCAGACCCTGCTTTACCACTGTCAATGAGAGCTACTACTAACCCCGGCGGCAGAGGGCATCATTGGGTAAAGAAAATGTTTATTGATCCTGCACCTGCAGGGAATGCCTTTATAGCTACCGACATAGACACTAACGAACAGTTAAAGTATCCAGCAGGTCATGAGAAAGCTGGCAAGCCCTTATTTAAACGTAGGTTCATACTTGCAAGACTTTCTGACAATCCATATCTGTCAGAGCAAGGTGACTACGAAGCAATGCTTTTGTCACTGCCTGAGCAACAGCGTAAGCAATTGCTTGAAGGCGATTGGGATATTAAAGAAGGCGCAGCCTTTACAGAGTTTGACAGAAACGTACACGTAGTCGAACCATTTGATATACCGAGTAACTGGGTAAAGTTTAGGGCATGTGATTATGGTTATGGAAGTTACTCTGGCGTTATATGGTTCGCTGTATCCCCTAGTGAACAACTTATTGTATACCGTGAACTATACGTAAGTAAGGTGCTTGCAGTCGATCTTGCCGACATGGTTATGGAATTAGAGGCGGGTGACGGTGGCATAAAGTATGGAGTACTAGATAGCTCCTTGTGGCACAGACGTGGTGATACTGGACCTAGCCTTGCGGAACAAATGATACACAGGGGATGCCGTTGGCGTCCTTCAGATCGTTCTAAGGGATCACGTGTAGCGGGTAAGAATGAAGTACACAGACGTTTGCAGGTAGATGAATACACAGAAGAACCTAGACTAGTATTCTTTAATAACTGTACTAATCTTATTTCACAGATACCCGCATTACCAATTGACAAAAGAAACCCAGAAGATATAGATACTCATGCAGAAGACCACTTGTACGATGCGCTAAGATATGGTATCATGTCCAGACCACGGTTTAGTGTTTTTGACTTTGATTCTGGCGGGACACACTACAACGGAATGCAAGTAGCAGATGCTACCTTTGGTTATTAAGGAAAAATAAATGGCAGAAGATAACGACAACTTTATCGAAGATGACGCTATTGCACTAGAGGATAGCGATGACTCATCTGTTGATGACGTAGACACTTCTAATATTATTCCATTTATTATGGAAAAGTATGCCCGTGCAGATGACTATCGTCAACAGGACGAACAGCGTTGGTTACGTTCCTATCGAAACTATCGTGGCTTATATAGTCCTGATGTACAGTTTACTGAGGCTGAAAAGTCTCGTGTGTTTATTAAAGTAACTAAAACAAAAACACTTGCAGCCTACGGACAAATTGTAGACGTATTGTTTGCTGCGCAAAAGTTTCCTTTATCTGTAGACCCTACTGAACTACCAGAAGGTGTAGTCGCAGACGTAAGCTTTGACCCTGCAGAACCAGAACAGTTACGTGAATCGGGTTTGGAAGAAGAAGTAAGTCCGTATGGTTATGCGGGAGATGATCGTGAGATACCTGCAGGTGCAACCGCTAAAACATTATCAGAAAGTTTAGGGCCACTCAAAGATAAGTTTGAGGGCGTAGACAATGTACGTGAAGGTACAGGCAAGACACCTACTGCAATTACATTTAGCCCAGCTATGGTTGCCGCTAAAATGATGCAAAAGAAAATTCATGACCAGCTAGAGGAGTCCGGTGCAAGTAAACACTTACGTAGTACTGCATTTGAAATGGCTCTCTTTGGTACTGGTGTAATGAAAGGTCCGTTTGCAGTAGACAAAGAATACCCTAGTTGGAATGAGGAAGGTGAATACACACCTACAATTAAAACAATACCTCAAGTATCGCATGTGTCCGTTTGGAACTTCTACCCAGACCCAGATGCAACTAACATGGACGAAGCTCAGTATGTAATTGAACGTCACAAGATGTCACGTAGTCAGTTGCGTGGTCTTAAGCGTAGACCTTTCTTTCGTGCCAATGTAATTGATGATGCAATTCAACTAGGTGAAAACTACACTAAGGAATCTTGGGAAGACGATCTTTCAGATTACTCACCCGATCATGGCGTAGAACGTTTTGAAGTACTAGAGTATTGGGGTATGGTAGACGTTGAGATGCTACTTGAGCAAGGCGTAGACATTCCCGACGAACTATCTGAAGTAGATGAATTACAAGCTAACGTATGGCTGTGTAACGGTAAACTATTGCGTATGGTACTTAACCCATTTAAGCCTGCACGTATTCCTTACATGGCTGCACCATATGAGCTTAACCCTTACTCATTCTTTGGTGTAGGCATTGCAGAAAATATGGATGATACTCAAACACTTATGAATGGTTTTATGCGTATGGCTGTAGATAATGCAGTACTATCAGGTAACTTGATCTTAGAAGTAGATGAAACTAACCTAGTACCGGGACAAGACATGTCAGTGTATCCCGGTAAAGTGTTTCGTCGCCAAGGTGGCGCACCGGGCCAAGCCATATTTGGTACTAAGTTTCCTAACGTATCCGGTGAGAACTTGCAGTTGTTTGACAAGGCACGTGTACTTGCAGATGAAAGCACTGGGTTCCCTTCTTTCGCACACGGTCAGACAGGTGTGTCTGGCGTAGGCCGTACAGCTTCCGGTATCTCAATGCTTATGGGTGCTGCGCAAGGTGGTATCAAAAGTGTTATTAAGAATGTAGATGATTACTTGCTACGCCCACTTGGTGAGGGTCTATTCCGCTTCAATATGCAGTTTGACTTTGATCCAAACATTAAGGGTGACCTAGAAGTTAAAGCTCGTGGTACTGAAAGCCTAATGGCTAATGAAGTACGTAGCCAAAGATTAATGCAGTTTATGCAAATTTCTTCTAGTCCAGCCCTTGCACCTTTTGCTA